ACGAAAAATACTCCATCGCCTACGAGATTCCTGCCACAAAGCACCATTATACCCCTGATTTCATTCTGCCTAATGGCATTATCATCGAAGCCAAGGGTATCTTTGAAGCTGCTGACCGCAAGAAGCATCTGCTTATCAGACAACAATATCCAAATTTAGACATACGCTTTGTATTCTCCAACGCTAAGACAAGAATCGGTACAGGAGCTAAGACTACTGTGGCTGAATGGTGTGAGAAGCATGGTTTCCAATACGCCAGCCGTGAGATTCCCTCTCGGTGGTTCAAAGAGACCATGAAGGACACCAATGGTCTTGTCCTGCGTGGGAAAGGTGAGCGTATTGTCACTCTTTAAATTCAAAGAGCGCACTAAGACCACACAGATATGTGTTGTCTTAAGAAACCTAAAGGGTAAGCGCAAACGTGAGCTGTTTAGGGAAGCTTACAGACAAGGTGAAGTTGACACAGGCTTTCACTTTATTGTCTTCAATAATGGTCTTTTTGAGACCGACAGAGAAATAAAGGCAGTTGCCGGATATAACCTGCCTGAATGTGAGACTTCTGTGTATGTCTTAGCTGATACGCTGGGACGAAAGAAAATATCCGATGCTCAGCAGTATGTGCTGAATGAGCTAAAGGTACAGTATGATGTGCCTATAAAATTTATTACTGACGAGGTGTAATTATGGAGACACACCAACCCTGCCCTGCTTGTGGCAGCCATGATGCCTTAACCATCTATGAAGATGGGCACAGTTATTGTTTCTCATGCAACACCTATTTTCGCAGCAGCAAGGAGGAGAAAAAATTGTCAAGTGGATTAAAGAAACAAGGTCTGATAGCCCTACAGGACATGGTGGTCTCCCCCTTGCCTAAGCGAAAACTGACAAAACAAACCTGTGCTAAGTATGGCTACTTTACCTCTAAGGTGCATGGTCAGCCGGTGCAGGTAGCTTGTTACTATGATGATGATAATAAACTGCTTGGTCAGAAAATCAGATATGCTGATAAGAGCTTCGAAGCTAGAGGTTCTTTCAGTGAGCGATTCTTTGGGCAACATCTGTTCCAAGGTGGTGGCAAGAAGCTGGTGATAACCGAGGGTGAGATTGATTGTCTTACAGTCTCGCAGGTACAGGGTAACAAATATCCTGTTGTGAGTATCCCTACAGGAGCCGCTAGTGCTGCTAAGGTCTTCAGAGCTAACTTTAATTGGCTAGAGAGCTTCGAGGAAGTTATTGTCATGTTTGATATGGATGACGCAGGACGCAAAGCTGTGAAGGCTGTTAGCGGTATCCTGTCCCCTAATAGGCTTAAGATAGCATGGTTACCCTGCAAAGACCCTAATGAGTGTTTACAAGAAGGCAAGAGTGACGCTGTTGTTAAGGCAGTATGGGAAGCAAAGACATACACACCTGCTGACATCATCAAAGGTGATGAACTGTGGGAGGTATTGTCTAAGCATGAGGAATCACTGAATTATCCCCTACCTTGGGACATCCCACTGCAAAACATGACTGATGGGTTGCGAAAAGGTGAGCTTGTTGTTATCACAGCAGGTACAGGTATAGGCAAAACTACATTCGTTAGACAACTAGCCTATCATCTTGGTACGGAGTGCTATTGTAAAGTAGGTATGCTGATGCTTGAAGAAAATGTTAAGCATACCGCCAATGGTCTTGTGTGTCTTAAGCTAGGCAAACCTGCCCATAGACCTATCATTGACAGTGAGTACAAGAAAGCCTTTGAAGACATCATGGATAACTTTGTCTTCTACAATCACTTCGGTTCTATTGAATGTGAAGACCTTTTGCAAACCATCCGTTACATGGTAACAGGTGAGCAGGTGGATTTTGTTGTCTTAGACCACATCTCCATCGCTATCAGTGGTCTTGACATCGAAAATGAGCGTAAGGCTACCGATGTACTTATGACGAAACTACGTTCACTTGTAGAGGAGACAGGTGTAGGCATGTTGGTTGTGTCTCACCTGCGCAGAACTGACGGTACTCCTGCTGAAGAAGGTGGAGCACTCTCCCTCTCCCATCTGCGTGGTTCACAGGCTATCTCACAGCTCTCTGATGCTGTGTGGGGTCTTGAAAGAAACCAACAGGATGAAGGGGTGAAGAAGAACCTTGTACGTGTAAGGGTACTTAAGAACAGATATAGTGGTGATACAGGTATCGCCGGATACCTTGCATATGACAAGGAGCATAATATCTTAAACGCTGTAAAGGACTTATCAGAGTACGAAGCACCTGCATGTCCTTTTGATACTGATGAAACAGAGAAAGGAGATTTTTAGATGTTTGAAATCTTAGAAAAGCTTATTGATTGGTGTACTTCCCTGCTGTCTTGGTTGTCTCGCAAGCAGGTTGAAGCTGCTAAGGCTCGCATTAAGAACTGCAAGCTAATGATTCATAATGCCAATGCCGCTAAGATGGTATACTTGCAGAAGCATGAGAAGACAATCAATGCTCTTGAAAATGAGTGTGAGCGTATGGAATACTTCCTATCGCAAGATACTGTGGAGCTGTAAGCTATGCTCTACTTTGATATTGAAACTGATGGTCTGCTGGACAATGTCACTAAGGGGCATTGTCTAGTAATCATCGACGAACAGAACAACATCTCAGCTTACAGACCTGATGATTTTAAAAAAGGAGCTATGCGATTAATCGCTGCTTTGAGGGATGAAGAGTGCATCTGTGGGCATAACATCATCAATTATGATTGTGCTGTGTTAGCTAAGCTCTATCCTGAGTTTCACATAAAGCGAGAATGGAGACCACAAGTTTTAGACACCCTTGTACTGTCACGTCTTATCTGTGGCAACATAGAAGATACTGACCATGCGAGGGTACGTAATGGTACTCTTCCTGCTAAATTAATTGGGAGGCAGTCTTTAAAGGCATGGGGTTATCGCCTTGGGGAGCTTAAAGGTACGTATGGTGAGCAAGAGGATGCATGGGATTCTTTCAGTGAGGAAATGCTCTCCTATTGTGTGCAGGATGTCACTGTCACCAAGAAGCTCTATACATACCTCATGAAGATTGGCGCACCTGCTAAGGCTATAGAGCTAGAGCATCAAGCACAATGGCTGATGTCTAAGCAGGAGCGAAATGGTTTTGTCTTTGACTTAGAAAAGGCAGAAAAGCTGAGGGAAACCTTAGAGCTACGCTATGCTGTGTTGTCTTCTCAGCTTGTGGCGATTGTGCCACAGATACCTGATAAGGTCTTCGTACCTAAAAGAGACAACAAACGCTTAGGCTATAAGAAAGGTGTTCCTATTCAAAGATATAAGGACTTCAATCCCAGCAGCAGACAGCAGGTAGCATGGGTGCTGGAGCATCAATTCAACTACTTGCCGGAGAATGAAGATTGCTATGAGGATGAACGTCTGAAGATTGATGGTGATACCTTTAAGTTTATTAAGGGTGACGAAAATGCCCCACAAGAATTAAGAGACTTAGCTACTGTCTTTGAGGAGTATCTTATGGTGGCTAAGCGGTTAGGTCAGCTTGCCACAGGTAACCAAGCGTGGCTGAAGCATGTAAAGGCTGATGGTAGAATCCATGGCAGCGTAAATCCTTGCGGTACAGTAACAGGACGTGCTACCCATGCAAACCCTAATGTTGCCCAAGTCCCCCACGTAGGCAGTCCCTATGGACAAGAGTGCAGGGAGCTGTTTAGAGCACCTGAAGGTTGGTATGAGGTGGGTGTAGATGCCTGTGGCTTGGAGCTTAGGTGTCTAGCACACTATCTTTATCCCTATGATAAGGGTGCATACGCCCATGTTATCTTGAATGGTGATATACATACACTGAATCAACAGGCTGCTGGGTTACCCACGAGAAACGCAGCTAAGACATTCATCTACGCCTTCCTGTATGGTGCGGGTGATAAAGCTATTGGCAAACAGCTTGGTGGTGACGAAAAGGTGGGTAAACAGGTAAAGAATAAATTCCTGAAGGCTACCCCTGCTATCAAGATGTTGCGTGAAGCTGTCAAGAATACACTCGTGGTTGAGTACCATGGAAAAATTAAAGAATGGAAACGTAAATACTTAAGAGGGTTGGATGGCAGACATCTCCATGTGAGAAGTCTACATTCAGCTCTCAATTTACTTTTACAGTCCTGTGGTGCATTGATATGTAAAAAATGGATATGCCTATGGGAAGAAAATATGATTAAAGCTGGCTATGACCATGGAAAAGATTTTCAATTCATGGCATGGGTGCACGATGAGGGACAGTTGTCTTGTAGAACTAGACAGATTGCTGAAGAAGCTGTGAGAATTGCCCAAGAATCTATGAGACAGACACAAGAATATTATGGAATCAGATGCCAATTAGATACCGAGGGAAAGATTGGTAGAAATTGGTTTGATTGTCACTAGGAGGATGATTAGTAATGGTATGTAACTATAGACGCTTTACTGTATCTTATATGGAATGGCAAGAATGGAAGCAACTGCTGAAATTGCACGCTATGCGTGGTACATGCATTATGCCTGAGACAGGAGAAGGTGCAGAACTGTCGTATGAATACAATAAATTGGAACAGGCTTACGCTAGAGCTTGCACTAAATGTGTACCGGTGGCAGAAATGCTCAGCTATCAAGACATCATCCGTAAAAGATTAGCTAGTGAATGTATGGATGGTGGTTTTACATCCAGCTACTATACACGTGATGCTGCTATCGCCTTGCAGATTATCACCTATGCTATGCGTGGTGCTAGAAACTTTGCAGAGTGTGCTCCTCTTGAATTGCAGTTGATTAAGCACTGTGCAGGACACTAAAGAATGTTTAACATCCCTACTCTACTCTTAGTCATTTGCACCGCCTACACCCCTGCCTTTGACGAATGTGGCAAGACAGATGGCATCACCGCCAGCGGACACCCTGCTATCCAAGGGGTGACTGTGGCGTGTGATGGCTTGCCGTTAGGAACTGAAGTTGTCATAGATGGACACAGCTACATCGTTCAGGACAGGTTCGGTGGTGGATATGGTAAGACAAAAATTGATATTTTTATGAATACTAAAGCAGAAGCCTTTAGGTTCGGAAGACAAACAAAAATTGTGGAGGTAAAGCCTTATGTCGAAACAAAAGCAACCTTTTGTACCAAAGATTGGTCAGAAGGTCTATATCAAACGTCAGAACTCCTTAGGAGAGACTATCTATTTTGAAGGCGTTGTCAATCGTATCCGTGTGGAAGTTAAGTGTAAGCAAGGCAGCTTCATGACTGTTGCTTCTCCACACACCTTAGAGACCAAAGCAAAAGGACTTGTAGCAGGAGGTGACCTGTTTTGATGGTGAGTGCTAAGCTTCTTTCAGTAACCCCTAATTACATGGAGCTGTTGAAAGCTGCGTGTAGTAAACCTTATGGCAACAATGTATCTGAAAAAGGAATACAATCCATTATCAACAGTGGGCACTTGTCTATCTTGGAGCACTGCTATGCTTCCTTTGAAATTGAGTGCTCTGTCCGTGTGTTGGGACAGCTGACACGCCATAGACACCTTAGCTTTACTTGTAAGAGCGCACGTGGTAGCAAATTCGATACATTGGAAACACCGCATTTTGACTTTAAAACTGATGCTGCTACGTATGACTATCTAAAGAGTATTGCTCTTGAACCATACAACCTCGCACTTGAAGCAGGGATGAAGGAAGAAGCTGCCGCCTATTTGTTACCGCAAGGTGCTCGTACATCCATTGTGGTCACTGGCAACTTCCGTGCTTGGTTTGAGTATCTCCCGAAACGCCTGTGCAAACGTGCAATGCCGGAGCACAGAGAGTTGGCTGACAAGATTCACAAAGAGTTAGCAACTGCTGTCCCGGAGATATTCGACAGAGGTTTTATGAATTGTGCTAATTGTACAGAAAGGAGTTGTGATTTTAAATGAAGTGGAATGCTATCGCTATTTATGTCCTCTTTGTTATCCTGTTTTGCGTTGTTTTCTATGGTCTGATTATTGGTGGTATCCTTGGTTTTCTCCACCTGTTGATGGGGGTATTTAATCTTGGCTTCTAAACCTTTACACCTGCTCTTTGATGCTGACATGATTGTCTTTCGCACCTGTGCAGCAGCAGAGCAGGAAATTAATTGGTATGGTGACCTGTGGACACTACACTCTGACTTAGCAGAGGTTAAGGATGCTATTGACACAATGGTTGTCAGCATCACCGATAAAGTCCTGCGTCACATGGAGCACGAGGGAGCTTATAACATTACCATGTGCTTCTCCAGCTACCCCTATTTCCGTTCTAAAGTCTATCCCCCTTATAAGCTCAATCGTGTAGCTAAGAGAAAACCTCTTGCCTACCATGAAGCTGTTGAGTGGGTGAAGAAAAACTATAATGTGTTGTCTATCCCAAGTCTTGAAGCTGATGACCTCTTAGGTATCTATGGTACAATGCCAGGTACTTCTGCTGTTATTATCAGCGGTGATAAAGATATGCGGTCTATCCCCTGTCCTTTCTATAACTTCATTCAGGATACATTTCATAAGACAACACAAGAAGAAGCTGATTATCAGTTCTTATATCAGACCCTTGTTGGTGATGCCACTGATAACTACAAAGGTTGCCCTAAGATTGGTGAGGTTGGAGCAAAGAGAATCCTAGACAAAGACTGCTCATGGGATGCCGTGGTGGCTGCCTACGAGAAAGCAGGGTTGTCTGAGGAAGAAGCACTGACACAGGCAAGGGTTGCTCGTATTCTCAGATATGAGGATGTCGATAAAGACTTTAAGCCTATCCTTTGGACACCCAAAGGGTCACAAAAGAGACAATAAAGTAAAGGGGCATATAAGCGACAATGAATAGTAAAGGCATTAGCCTTTGTAATGGCGTGTATTTTCGGATGCACGCCTGAGTTTCAAATAAAATAAAGGTATATAAGTGACAATGAATATTAATATTGTATCTAATAAAGGGGATGATGGAGAAAAAATACCATATGTAAACCCTGTAATTTATGAACATTTAGAGAAAGCCTACAGTCTTGGTAGCCTTATGACACACAATGCCAAAAACAACGACGAGCTTATTGGATATATTAGGGGCGTTATGGATGTGCTAGGGCATATCAAGGCTATGGCTAACTTGAATGACGAGGAGTGATAAGATGTGCTGGAAGATTAAGACACCCAGCGTAAACACTGATGTATCTGCATCCTCCTTAGTACCGGAAACCAATGCAAAAGACCCTGATAGTCCTGAGTATGGTGGTACTGCTGATACCTTTAACAAGAAGAAAGGTAGACAACAACTGACGATTGCTCGCAATGGCGTATACAATCCCACACAGTTGTAGAGAGGAGGAACGATGTGTACTAAGAAACCAAAAGTAGAACAAGCTGCTCCTGCTGCTGCCCCTGTTGCAGCACCCTTGAAGATTGATAATGTGGCTGAGGATACCAAAAAGGAAAATCCGAACGCTAAGACCAAGGGTAAAAAGAAGCTTACCATCACTCAGATTGGTAGCGGTACAGGGGTGAATCTTTAATGGCAGAGACAGCAAAAGCTTTATATGAGCGATTGGCTATTGAGCGTGAAGTTTATATTGACAGAGCTGAGGATTGTGCAAAATATACAATCCCTTTTTTATTTCCTAAAAAAGAAGCTAATGGTACTACTAAGTACCCTACGCCCTATCAAGCGGTAGGTGCAAGAGGTGTCAATAACCTCACGTCAAAGCTGGTATTAGCTCTATTCCCCCCAAACACACCTTTTTTCAGACAAGACATCCGAGATGATGTCCTCAAATATTATGAGAGCAAACCCGAAGACAAACAAGAGATAGAGCAAGCATTAGTACAAAGAGAACAAACGGCTCAGAAATACTTTGAATCTTCGCAGATGCGTGTCTCCATGGAGGTGTGTCTAAAACAGCTTATTATAGCTGGTAATGCTTTACTGTTCTTCCCTCCTAAAGAGGGTGGCATTAAAGTCTATAAGCTGAATAGTTATGTAGTACAAAGAGACTTTGTAGGACACCCTATTCAGATGATTACCTGTGACAAACTTGCTATCAATACCCTGCCCTATGAAGTCTTAGGACAACTAGATATTGATTTGTCTACCAAACGTGGTGATGAATTGGTTGAGGTCTATACACATATCACCTATTCATCCAAAGACAACAGATATTATAGTTACCAAGAGATTGAGGGTAAACAGATTGCTGGCTATGAGCAGTCTTTCCCTGCTGATGTTTGTCCTTGGATTCCTGTCCGTCTCTTTAAGATGGATGGTGAACATTATAGTCGCTCATATGTTGAGGAATATATTGGTGACTTAAAGACCCTTGAAGGTCTCTCTAAAGCCATTGCAGAGATGTCTGCTATTGCTGCTTCTGTAATCTACCTTGTGCGCCCTAATGGTGTGACACAACCTAGCAAGATTATGAAGACAAAAAATGGTGGCTTTGTAACAGGTAACAAGGAAGATATTACTTGCCTGTCGCTGGACAAGACACAAGATATGCAGATTGCTAAAATGACTGCTGATGCTATTGAAAGCAGGTTGTCTTATGCGTTCATGCTCAATTCTGCTGTCCAACGTAGTGGCGAACGTGTAACGGCTGAGGAAATCCGCTATGTGGCTAATGAGCTGGAGGATACCCTTGGTGGTATCTATTCTATCCTGTCCCAAGAATTGCAGTTACCCTTAGCTAACACACTTTTAAATATCCTTTCCAAAAAGGGTGAAATTGCTGATGTCCCTAAAGATATTGTGTCTCTTGCCGTAACTACCGGCATGGAAGCTATTGGACGTGGACATGACCAACAGAAGCTTACTGTCTTTATTCAAGGCATTGCTCAGATTCCTGATGCAGCGACTGCTGTGAATTGGGAAGGCGTTGCTCGTGCTTGGGCAAACAGTTGTAATCTTGATACCACAGGTTTGATTAAGACTGCCGAACAAATTCAGCAGGAACAACAACAGGCACAAATGATGGCAATGGCACAGGCTGCTGTACCTAATGCAACCAAAGGTGCTATGGATGCCATGAATCAGCAAACACAAGGAGGTAGTGAATCTAATGGCTGATACTGAAAATCAAAATACACAGGTCAATGAAGAACCTAAGGAAACACAAGTAGATATTACCGATACTACTATTGTGTCCAATGGTGAAGTAATTGATACTGCTAAAGATGAAGGTGGCAAAGGTGAGGAAGAAACCCCCACTGATGAAAAAGACACCACAGAAGAAAAAGAAGACAAACCTGCTGAGGAGCAGGAAGAGTACCAAAAAGCTAAAGGTGAGATTGAATCTGCTAAGACCGCACTTGAAGGTAAGGGCATCGACTATGCTGCCTTAGAAGCTGAATACAATGAGAATGGTGGCTTGTCTGAAGATAGCTATAAGCTGTTGAAAGAAAAAGGCTACCCTAAGGCTCTTGTAGAAGCGGCTCTCGCAGGTTGGCAAGCTAAGGCTGATGCTTTTGCTAACAAGATTATTGAGGATGCAGGTGGTATCAATGAGTACAAACGCATCCAAAAATTTGTGCAGTCACAAGGTGCAGGAGCAGTCAATGCTTTCAATGCCATTGTAAACAAAGATGATTTGTCTGTTGTGTCTGCTTACATTGCAGGTGTAAAGGCACAGATGGTAGCGCAGCATGGTACTGCTAACCCTACTTTAGGCGGTAGTGGTAACGTGGGTAAATCTAAAGGCTATACTGATGCCAATGAGATGGTTAAAGCTATGAGTGACCCACGCTATGGTAAAGACCCTAACTATATGCAGGAAGTAGAGCGTAAAGTCGCTGCTTCTAAATTCTTTGGTTAAGACACAAACGTCAATCCCCTCCCATAAGCGGAGGGTTATTTTTTTTTATTCAAAATTATTAAAGGAGTGATTTAATGGCTGATATGATTATTGCCAACCCCGGTCTTGCACAATCTGATAAAGGTAAAGACCGCTTAGGTTTATTTCTGAAAATGTTTACCGGTGAAGTTCTCACCGCCTTCTCTCAATCCACTATTACCGGTGGTCGCTTCTCTGAGCGCACTATTGAACATGGTAAATCTGCTATCTTCCCGATTGTAGGTCGAGCAAAGGCTAAATACCTGAAAGCAGGTAAGAACTTGGATGACCTGCGCACCCCCATTGAACACAATGAGCGTACTATCGTGCTGGATGGTCTACTGACCTCTGACTGCATGATTTTTGATTTGGATGAAGCTATGAACCACTTTGAGCTTCGTTCTAAGTATTCCAAGGAAATGGGTGAAGCATTGGCTGTTGCTCAGGACTGTGCTATCTTGGCTGAAGTAGCTAAGATGATTGTAGAAGACAAAGAGAACCTGCCTACCAATGCTACTACTGGCGTCAAAGGCACTGGCAAGGGTCTGATTGTTACCGAGACTGTGGCAACTGCTGACTATGGCGAAACTGAAGCTATGGGTGTAGCTATCTTTAAGGAACTGCTGAAAATCAAGACCAAAATGTCTGAGAATAATGTTCCGCTGGCAGGTCGCAACTGCTACATCAAACCGATGGCACTCAACGCACTTATCGCCAACAAGGACATCATCAATAAACTGTATGGTGCTTCTATGACCATTGAGGGTAACAACCCTCCGAAACTGATTGGTTTCGATTTGATTGAAGCTCCTCTGCTGACTGAGGGTGGCGTAGATAATGAGAATGTTATGCAGGGTGATGGTCATGTGTTCCCTACTCCCTACAAAGACACCTGCCAATTCATTGTGGCACATCCGTCTTCTGCTGGTATCCTGACCCTCAAAGGTCTTGGCATGGAACATGCTCGCCGCCCTGAATATCAGGCTGACCAAATTATTGCTAAATATGCAAAAGGCTTTGGTGGTCTGCGTCCTGAAGCTGCCTTCATGGGTGTTGTAACTCAGGCTTAATTTTAAACTACTAACCTTAGGGGATGGCGTATGCTGTCCCCTATTTTTTCTAAAAATGAAAGGAGATACCAATGCAACTAACAGCATTAACTGAACTTGATGCAGTCAATAGTATCATTGGTACTATTGGTGAAGCTCCTATTAACAGTCTTGAAGAACTGACAGATGTGGATGCTATCAATGCCCTTCGTATCCTGCGGAATATCAGCAGACAAGAGCAGTCCCGAGGATGGACTTTTAACAAAACCCCTCACTTCACCCTTAACCCTGATGTAGACACAAAGAAGATACCATGGAACAGTAACTACTTGTATCTTAAGGATAACCATGGTGTAAAGCTTGTCAGACAGGGTGACTATGTAAAAGACCTGTTCAAAGACACACTAATCTTTGAACACCCTTTGGATGTAGAGATGGTGCTTTATCTTGACTTTGAAAACTTGCCGGAGCAGATGAGGAACTATATCTTAGCTAAGGCATGTTTTGTCTTCCAAAGCTCTTACTTTGGTGATGATAGTCTGACCAAGATTACACAGCAGGAGATTGCTGAAGCATGGCAGCATCTGATGGAATTTGAGGTAGACAATAACAACTACTCAATGTTGGAACATACCTATGTTCATGAGCTGAGATTGAGGTGAGATTATGGGACTGATTAATCAAGACATCAAGAACCTTGTTAGTGGTGTGTCTCAGCAACCCCCTATCCTCAGACATCCTGAACAGCTAGAGGAACAGTTGAATGGTTATTCTAGTGAAGCAGGTGGCTTACAGAAGCGTCCTCCTACTATCTTTGAAGCTAATCTAGGTAAGAGAGGTAATGCAATCAATAAGCCTTTGATACACTTTATAGATAGAGATACTAATGAAAAGTATATTGTTATCTTCACAGGCGCAGGCATTGATGTCTTTGACCTACAGGGTAATAAGAAGACTGTGAATATAAACGAAGATGCTTCATATATTTATACACAAAGTCCCCGAAGTAATATTAAAGCTATTACTATTGCAGATTATACTTTCATTAGCAATGTAGCACAGAAAGCTAAAATGTCTGATAAAGTGGATGATATATCATGGAATACCCAAGGTTTACTTGTAAATATCAAAAGTGGTCAGTATGGCAGAACCTACAAGATTGTCATAAATGATGAAATAGTGGCAAGCTATGAAACCCCTGATGGCAGTGATAAATCCCATACTAAGCAGATTGCTACCGATTTTATCGTGCAGCAGTTAGCCTCTCAATGTATTGATAAAGGCTATGTTACTACTACAGGCTCTTCATGGTTATATCTAAAGAAGAGTGCTTTTGTAACAGAAACAGGGGAGACTGTTTACATACAACCTCCCACTACCCCTGCTCAACAGGAAGATATTTTCAAGGGACTTAATTATAATTATTTAGCAACTAGACATTCCTATACCCCCTCTACTATAACACGTTCTTTAGGGACAATTATTGTGACTATCCCTAAAAAAGAAGTCCTAACAAAGCCTGCGGATATAGAAGCCTATAATAAAGTAAAAGCAGAAATTGACAAATGCTCTTCTGATGGTTGGGCTGTCACCTCTGCTGATAGTAAACTCACTCACTATTATTATAATGACGAGTGGGATGAGACTGAAGCAGAATCCTACACTATTAAATATACAGAGAATACCAATAGTCCCTCTTACAGCATTGCTAAGAGTCTTATCACCTCTGCTGAAGTGTTTGATGGTTATAACAATCAGGCTGCCTTTGGTATCCTTAAATCTGTGCAGAAGTTCACCAACCTTCCTGCCACTGCCCCTGATGGCTACCTTGTAAAGATTGTAGGTGAAGAAGGTAGTAACACTGATGATTACTATGTCAAGTACAGTGCAGAAGAAAAGGTATGGAAAGAGTGTGCTAGACCTAACATGAAGAATCACTTTGATACCTCTACCTTACCTCATGTTCTTGTGCGTGAAGCTGATGGTACTTTTACCTTCCGTAGAGCAGCATGGGAATCTAGGGATATTGGAGATGAAGACAGCAATCCTCTCCCCTCTTTCATAGGGCAGACAATAAATGATGTCTTCTACCACAGAAACCGCTTAGGCTTCTTAAGTGGTGAGAATGTTATCCTCACTAGAAGTGCTAACTTCTTCAATTTTTGGATGACAAGTGCCACCAAGGTACAAGATACAGACCCTATCGACTTAGCAGTCTCTGACAATACTATCAGCACACTGTATAATGCTGTCACATTTGATACTGACCTTATCCTGTTCAGTCAAGAGGCACAATTCATGCTCTCTGCTGATGGTGTCTTAACACCTACAAGTGCTAATTTATCCCCGGCAGTTACCCACTATGAAGCTAGCCTTAAAGCTAAGCCTGTCAACGCAGGACGAAATGTTTACTTTGTGGCTGAAAGAGCTAAATATACCACTGTGCGTGAGTTCTTCACCGCAGCAGACAACACAGATGCTAAGGATGTTCAAGATATAACATCTCATGTTCCTAACTATATTCCTAATGGTGTCTATAAAATCATTCCCTCTACTGTTGAGAATGTAATGCTTTATCTCACTGAGGGTGATGAAACATCAATGTATATCTATAAGTACCTCTTTATAGACAGCCAGCGTGTACAGGCTGCATGGTCTAAGTGGGATATGCAGGGTGTTGTCTATGGAGGGCAATTTATTGACAACTATCTCTATCTGATAGTTGAGCGTAATGGTTATTACTGTTTGGAGAAAATCTCTTTTACTATTAATACCACTGATTTTGATAGTGAAGCCTATCGTATCTTATTGGATTGCAAACATACCTATCAGATTCCTGCTGAGTGCTATGATTCCTTGAAGGATGAAACTGCTGTAAACATTCAGGATATTTTTGGTGATATATATGAGCAGGATAGACAATACAGTGCTGTTGCTTCTGATGGTACATATGCTAAGGCTAAAGAAGGTAAGCTGGTCTTTATTGGTGACTATTCTAACCAAGTATTGACTGTGGGTATCAATTATAATTTTAAGATTGTTATGTCCACTATTATGGTTAAGCAGTCTGACAACGGTAGCACTCAGGCTCTTATTGAGGGCAGATTGCAACTGCGTCAGATGTGGTTTAACTATGCTGACAGCGGATACTTCAAAGTAACTGTGGATATTAAAGACAAACACGCCTATGTCTATGAATATACCTCTAGGCTCTTAGGTACTCGTTTTAATATCTTAGGTGCAATGCCTTTTACCACAGGCTCATTTAAATTCCCTATCCAAGCTAAAAACGAGAATGTAAACATTTGTTTGGAGACAGACACTCCACTTCCTGTATCTCTTGTAGGTGCAGGTTGGATTGGCAACTACCAAAGGAGGACGAGACTATTTTAAAAGTATCTAAATTAAACATTGTTCAGCTCTGTGACTTTAGAGAAAACATGCGTGATGAAGACAGGCTAGAATGGTATTATGCCTCAGGTACATCCTTTGGTCTCACTGAAGTGGAGGAGCTATTCAATGCTTTGTGTCTTTATGATGATGAGACACACAGGGTATATGCCATTGGGGGGATTGAAGATTCTTCCTTAATATGGGTTGTCTGCACTAAAGAGGTAGATGTGCACCCTATTAAGTTCCTACGCTTCTGCAAGCCTTTCTTGAAGCAATGGATGACAACACGCTCTGCTGTTTATAATTATGTATGGCTCAAAAATGAGCGACATGTACAATGGCTTAAATGGTTGGGAGCGGAGTTTAGTGATTATAAATATATCAATGGCGAGCCTTTTCAGAAATTTACATTATATAAGGTAAAGGAGTGATGTCTTATGTGCAGTCCTATGGTGGCTGCTGGTATCAGTACAGGCTTGCAAGTAGCAGGTGACTACATGGGACAACGTGCGCAAGCTAAGGCAGCACAGGCTACCATGAACGCACAGGCTAAGGCAGCTATTACTGAAATGAATTGGAATATCATGGATTTAGAACAGCAGCGCACAGATGCCTTTGACCAAGCTGTTGTGGAGATTAGCAACACTAGGTTAAACTCTATGCAACTCAATAGTGGCGTAAAAGCTGCTGTGAATGAGACCATGAGCGGACGTACAGCTAACCTCATTGTACGTGCTGCTGAGGGAGATACCGCTCGTGCAGTGTCCTCTATTCAAGACAACTATAAACGTAAATCTAATGAGGTTGACCTGAATCGTGAGCGTCAGGTAAAATCTACTCACGAATTTTTAGAGAACCTTAATGCTTCTGCACCTAAGATGCCCAGCAGATTCACTAACTTGTTGTCTTCTGCTGCCACAGGTTTGAATAATTATACACAAGCCAAGAATATTATGAATCAGCAGAAGATTACAGGTGGCATTGGAAAGACAGCCAAGACTGCTACTAAGACATGGGTAGGCAACGCTCCACGTAGCGTCCATGAGAAGCTAGGTATTGGCAATGGTATTTACAGGAGGTAAGAAGATTGAGTAAAGAAGTACAGGCAGCGATAGGTACTCAACGGCAGTTTTCAAAACAACCGGAGATTCCCTATGCGCTGTCCTTAAATAAATTCAGTGCATCTGCAGGTATCTCCCAACGTACAGATTTAGATGCACAACGCTTAGCATCATCTTTAGGTCTCCTTGGTAAGAATATCATGGAGGAGCGTATTGCGGATGAGAAGCGTACCCAAGACCAAGCAGTGTTGGTCAATGCAGACAAACTCCTTGCAGGTAAGACACAAGAAGACCTGAAGAAGTTTGACCGCATGGCAGCTTTGCAGAACTCTAGTGATGAATTTGACTTGACAGATAACCGCTATGCTATGGCTGTTCTTGAAAAAGGTATTGGTAAAATGGCAAGCCAATATGCCAAAGAGCAATGGATGAATGACCCTGCATCTGAAAAGCCTAAGAGTGTTTCTGAAGCTGTTAGTCTTTTCAATAAATATCTACAGGAAAATAGAGCTAACTTCAGTGATGATGGTATCTCTAATAAAGTAGCCTTTGACCAGGGTTATTATGAAGGTGCTGTTCAAGACACAATAAAAATAGCCAATGAAGCTGACAAGAGAATCAATGATGATAAGCGTCAGAAGATGGTCATGTTAGGTTCTAGTGAGTTTCAAGACCTTGTGTATAGTGGAGCTAAGGGTGAAGATTTTCTCACTCGTGGTAATGAAGCGTTACGCAAGGTGCAGTTAGGTACTAGGGATAGAGATGGTTTCATTAAAGCTGTTGCCCCTCTTGCTCAGATGATTGCTGACCAAGATTTTGATACGGCAAGATTGGATGCCTTAGGTGACTATCAGTACGAAGATGGTTTGTCTTTGAAACAGATGGTTAACCTCTATCCTTCCTATACCAAGATTGCAGATAATTTTAATCTGAGAGTTACTGATGATATTGTGTCTAAGTGTACACGCCCTGATGGTACTATTGACCTTTCAAAAGCTGAAGCATTGTTGTCTAAGTTACCTGCAGAAACTACAAATGCTGATGGTATTCCTGAAGCTAACCTGCCTATCTCGCAGGGAGATAACCCCGACTTAACAGACCTGTCCCCCACTATGAAAAGTGTATTACCTATGGTTGGTGGTGCTATCTATCAGTTAGGTTTTAAGGATGCACAGATTACTAGTGGTTACCGCACAGCAGAGCATAATGCATCTGTGGGTGGCGTACCAAACTCAGAGCATACTAAAGGTAATGCTGTGGATATTTATTTAGGTGATAATGTGGACGAAGCACAGGCTAATAAAGCATTGTCTTATTTTAAGCAGTATTTTGGTGAGGTCTTATTCCATGATGCTGGCACAGGCAGACATCTGCATCTTGCTGATTACCATGGTGGTATGAAAGCTGCTAATCCTAAAGAGCAATCTGCTGCTGCCTATAATCCCCAGCGTGTCAATAAGATACGTCAGGCTATCTATGCTAAACAGGCGCAGGCTCAACGTGTAAAGGCACAACGAGATGCAGATGAAAGAGACAGAATCAATATGGCTCTTTTACAAACCAATGACCCAAGTGAGCAGATGCAGATTATCAATAGCTCTAATTTACCGGAGACAACTAAGGCTACTATGATTCGTGCCATCACACGCCAAGCACGGCAGTCAGCTAAAGGCTATGGTAATGATGCAGAAGCTAAACATTTTTGGGCATATGAAAATGGTTATCAATATATTAAAGATACTCAGACATATGCTGAATGGTATAAAGCTTATCAAGACCCTAATGTTGATGGTGATTCTGATGAATACAAGGCTTTGCAAAAGAGAGCCAATAGAGCTACAGCAAGACTTAATGCCTTGCTAGAGTTTAAAAAGAAACGTGGGTATATCCCTAGTGAGCAGGAGACAACGCAGTCTACCTCTACATCAAACTATGACCCACCAAATGATACCCCTACTCTTTCGGATTATGACCAACAGATAGCGCAATTAAAAATCTTAGTCAACAGTAACCCTACAGATGATAGAGGTGTTCCTTTAGATGAAGACCAAATTCACCGCAGAGTTGAGGTACTTGCCCAACAAGCAGGTCTTGATGTAAACAAAGTTTTACGTGATGTCTTTGGTGCTGAAGGTAATATAAATGATATGCTGGCAGATGCTAGAGGGGAATAGGAGGAATTATGGCTAAATTTGATATGTATGATGCATGGCATAAGATGGATGATGATTATGTCAGTGGTGTTGATTTACAAGCCAAAGGGCAAGAACAGCTTTCTAATACCAAAGTTAACCCCTTGCATGATTTAGCAGAGAGTGTTACTGAATGGATTGGAGACATGGACAAAGCAGGTCAGAAGCTTGCTGTGGCTGCTGGTGAAGCCTATGAAGCAGGTGTCCTGCCTGATTCTATAGATGATATGGCACTACCACAGCAGTATGTGTCTCCTGCTCAGGAAAAGGTTGCTATTGCTTTACAGGATGCTGTGGATGATGCTCGTTACACTGCTACTAAAGACCCTCTCACTCTCATAGGTGATGTGGCAGGTGCTGCTAACCCTTGGATTCCTTTGGCTGTTCAAGTACCTATTATGGTACATGAGATGCAGAAAGCACAGGAGATTGAAAATGCCCCTGAGATGTCTGACCAAGCCAAAGCATCCCTACTCCCTATGTTGGCAGGTACTGTGGCAGCTTCTATGACACATGGCGTGGGTGGTCTTTTATCTAAGGCTGCCCCTAAAGTCTCTAAGGTTATGACTACCCCTTTTGTGGGTAGCGGTATTGCAGCAGGTACAGTTCTTGCTATGGATGAGAATGTACGTAATTACGCAGCAGAACATCCTGCTCGTTTTGCTGTTAGCCAATTTTTGACCGATACTGCTATTGGTGCTAAAAAGCTTGCCAAAGCTGATTGGTCTGCCAAGACAAACCCTGTCACAGATGCAGAGATTGTGTCTGAAAAGACAAACCCTGTCACAGATGCAGAGATTGTGTCTGAAAAGACAAACCCAACTACCTCTACTGTGGTTGAAAATAAATCAGCAGAGCTTGCTAATAAAGCTATTGGTGAGCCTACAACTACTAAGGTTAGTGAGATTAAACCTATAATCACCAAAGAATCTAAACCTGTCACACCTAAAGAGGAGGCTTTCCCTGAGCGTCAGCCTAATATTGTAAAGTCACAGGAGATGTTGGCAGACCAAATAGCTGATGAGATTAAGGAAGCACGCAGACTGCCTGAAGTACAGCAGGGTGCATATGGTGATAAGCTGACTTATAGTAAAGATAATCTTTACCCTAGAAATGTTTCTGTCAATGAGATATGGCAGACTTTCAAACTGCTTGTGCCTATTAGACCTAATGGTATGGGCAATAGACCTGATAGCACTTTAGGCTTCTTCAATACTGTTGGTAAAGGTATTCGTGTACGTGGTTTTAAATCCTGGTCTGTTATGTGTCACGAGCTTGGTCATGCTGCTTCTGATAAGTTTGGATTTGCTAAGGGTGCTGATGTAGAGATGGAACTTGCTAAGGGTGCACACTCTATATGGTCTCATGGTGAATATGGTAACTTTAATTCCCCTGAGGGTTTCTCTACCTATATTGAAGAGGGCAGAGCTGCCTTTATGAATGAGTATATGATTAACCCTGAGATGGCTAAGAAGCACTTCCCCCTCACCTACGATGCCTTTGAACAGGCTCTTGCCACTGATATGATATGGCAGACACACATGAATACTATTGGGCAGCAGGTGCGTAGATGGGGTAACATGAATGTTATGCAAAAAGCTGTCGGCACTACTCAATGGGGGGACACAACCAACACAGGTATTGCTCAGAAAATCTCTGCTATGAAAGATGGTCTTGAAGCAGGTTATGCTGATGAGTTTGCTCCTTTGCGTAATGTTAAGAACACTTGGGAAAAAGTTTATGGTATAAAGACTGCTATTGAAGATGACCCTGCTATTCTTGCACAGCGTGCTAAAGAATCTATCAATGCCTCTGAGTTAACATTATTTAATGGAAATGGTTTCAGTACTGATGTTGCTATTCAGCAGTTAGCCAACAAGTTTAGAACACCTTTGAATAATATTGTCTTTTCTGATATTTTTCTCCCCTTTACTGCGGGAGGTGAGCGTGGTGTTGTCTTAAAACAATGGCTGAAAAAGGCAGGCATAAAAGATTACTATGAAGCCTTTAGTAAATATCAGGGTGCTAAGCATGAGCTGGAAGTTATCAAAGTTAAAAATGCTGAACGTATTAAGAAGTCTGAAGCTGCTATTGAAAACTTAGAAAAGGAGATTCAGGCACTTGCTCCAGACCTTGAAAAAGCAAATGATGCTGTTGATAAATTAACTATGCGAGTGATATTTGGTTCAGAATCAGAGATTACAGGAATAGGTGCAGAGGCAGTCCCCTTAACAGAACAACTATCCCAAGCTAAACGTGAGCTTGCTCGTTTAGAAGAAGCTACTCGTGTGCGCAGAGAGCAGCAAAAAGCGCATACTGAAAAAATTAAAGGTATTAAAGATGGTGTGGATGATTATGCCACTTCTATGACACGGCAGGAAAATGAAGCTATCCTTGCAATGTGTAAAGACATCCCTGAGTTTGAAGAAGCTTCTCACCTATGGAAAGCATGGAATGATAATGTACTGCGTATTGCTGTTGCCGGTGGTATATTGAAAAAATCTACAAAAGATTATTTTCAACAGACATATCCTGAATATATTCCCATGAAACGTGACTTCACTATTGAGGGAGATTTGAGTGCACATGGTGATATTAGACATGCACTGACCGAAGAAGGCTCTTCTCGTGTTGTAAAAGATTCTATGATGCAAGCAGTGCTTGATATGAAAACTGTTGTGTCTAAGGTTGAGCGTAACTATGTTGGTCAGGCATTGGCTAAAATGGCTAATGGTGAATATGGACATTATCTTATGATGAAAGTCCCTGATGGTAAAGAAGCCAAAGCACACCAAATTATCACTGTATGGGAGAAGGGCAAACCTACTTATTATCAATGTACAGCCGATGGTTTGTATGATGCCTTTACCTCTACCAATAAAGCTTTTGTGCAGATGAATCTTGATGTCATTAGTGCAACGATGGAGACATTAGCAACCACATTGCGAGTTGGTGCTACCAGCACTCCTGCTTTTGCTGCATGGAACTTAGAGCGTGACCTACTAGATGCTACTGTTTTAAATGTAGATGGACGTGGAAAAAGAACATCCATTGCTGCGCCACTTGAATTATTGTGGGATGGTATGACAGTTGCACTTAGTGATACTAAAAGGTTTGGCATTAGTAAGGCTATGGCACATTTAGATAAAAATAACGCTGCCAACAAAAATATTAAAGCTGAGTATATGACACAAGGTGTACAATATACCACAATGCTTCATACCCCTAAAGATATTACTAAGCATCTCCGTAAGATTGCCACTCCTAAAAATGACCTTGACAAAGTAAAAGATATTGCTTTAGAACCTCTCAGGACACTCATTGCTTTTAATGAGACTTGTGAACAATTAGCACGCATGGGATTATATAAGCGTGTAAAACAACGTGGTGGTTCTGCTATTGAAGCAGCTACTGTAGCTTCTGATAGTACTGTAAACTTCATGCGTAGTGGTACAGTAACTAAAAAGTACAACAGAGTAATCCCCTTTTTCAATGCTACTATTCAGGGTGGTCTTAAATTCATCAAAGAATGGAAAAAAGACCCTATTGGTGTTGCGCTCGCTTCCTTTAAATACATAACAATGCCTACCCTTATGATGTATTATCTTAATAAGGATGAAGATTGGTATAAGGATATGCCCTTAGACCAAAAGAATAAAGCATGGTATATAAAGATAAATGGTACTATACGTTCTTTTGCCAAACCTCCTGTTTTAGGACAACTCTTTGGCTCATTACCTGAACGCATATTAGATGTGGCTTTAGAGGATGATACCAGTGATGCACCTAAGGATTGTCTAATACAAGCAGTACAAGGTTTCTTCCCTGCTTATACATCACCTGCTATTGAGAAGCTATATGAGTGGAAGGCTAATTATAACTTCTATAAAGGCAGACCAATCGTTGACCAGCGTTTAGGTAAATTAAGTGATGAGAATCAATATACCCCTTACACTTCTGAATCAGCTAAATGGGTTGGACGTACTTTTAGCGTCTCCCCTATGAAAGTGGATAATACCTTTTATGGACTGACAGGCTCTTTAGGTTATGCCTTTAATGCTTTAGTTGATTGGGGTCTCAAAGAAAATGAGACTGCTGATAAGAAGTGGACAGAATACACACGCTTTAATTACACTGAGGGTGGTAGACAAACACGTAGTCAGGATGTATTCTTTAAGGCTATTGATAAATTAGAAAAGCAATCTAATGATGCTAAACGCTTGGGTAAACCTCTTAAAGACACTAAAGCTTTTGAGGGGATGAAAGAGGCAAGAGAGATGGCTAAACTTGTCACGAATGGTATCACTAAGAATACTAAAGCTTCTCGTAAGCTTGGTAAATGGGCAAGCGACCCTGATGTTAGAAGAGGTCTTAAGAATATTGAAGCTGACCCAAAACTTAGTGGTGCGGAGAAGCGTGCTAAGATTGACAAACTAGTAAAGATTAGAAACTATATTTACAGAACTGCCAATAAGAAATATCTTAATTACAAATATATACAATCGCCTGAATAATGTAGTATAATAGATGTAAGGAGGGTTGCAAATGAAATTTTTGAAAGAATTGACATTGCCTCAATGTCTTCTTATTATTTTTACACTATACCTGATAGTATGCACCCCTATTGCATCTCACTTATTTTCTATACTTTTTATATTAGTAGATACAGTATATAAAATCTGTGGGTTCTTTTTAGTTGCTACTTTTGTGCAATGCTTTGCTTATGGTACTTATCAACAATGGCACAAAAAGGATATGAAAGGTATCTTAATCTTAACCCCTATTTTTATTTTCATTGTAGTAGTACCTGCTGCAATTATGCTCTATGGGTGGTATCAAGACCATATAGACACATTTTCTTCCTTTTCGCAACAAGCTGATGCTCCTAAGCAAAAGCGTGAGCCTATCACATTAGAAGAACTAAACAAAGTGGCTACACAACTAGAGCATGAAAACAATGAATACATTATATCTGACAAGAGGTGATTTATGATGAGAAAATGTGAAATAATAAGTGCTATCTTATTCTGTATACTCATAGGGCATATGATACTAAGAAGTATAGTAGGTAAGGTAGCAACTAACAGCATGGTATGGACTATGATACTGCTTATTATATCTTGTTGGATAACAGGTATTGTTGATTGGCGTGCTAAAAGTTTAAGAGCTATCCCTTTTCTAGGCGTGGCAGGGGTTTTAACTTTTATTTTTATCTCTAGTGTTGTTACTGCTGTCTTCAGGTGAGGTACTATAAATGAAGTACATTCAAAATTTCACATATGCGATGTTTCTGCTTTATTACTGTATTCCACATAGTGCAGCAGGTTATTTTTTCATGTCTTTATATATTCTGCTTGCATCTTTAGGTTTAAGTATTTACCACATCAAAGAAAAAGCATATATAGAGGGTACACCTTTTTATTGCTTCTTTCTGTGGTTTACTTTCCTTTATGCAAGGGATTTACTTTAACTAACACCCCGAGGTGATTCCAATGTACAGCTACTAACTTCATACCTATCCATTGTTGCTTTGCACGGACAATGAAAGGAGTTCTGTCCCATGGAATTAAGTGCTGATATTCAACGTGAAATACAGCAACAGTTTAAAAATAGCTATGCCCAACTTTTAGCGGACATAACTCGTATCTATGAGCAGGGAGCTATGCGTGATGCTCTCACCGGACTGTACAATAAGCAAGCCTTTGCGCGTGACAGTACCACTAATCACTTTGGTTTCGTTGGTATCCTTTTCGCAGACATCAATGGTCTGAAATATACCAATGACCACTTTGGACACAGTGCAGGGGATAAGCTGATAAAGGACTTTGCAGCTAAGCTTAAGGAGACCTTTATCTCCCCTATTTATACCTGCTATCATATCTCGGGTGATGAATTTATAGTAGCTGGGTTTGATATTAAAATCCATGAGTTCCTTGGAAATGTATTGTCTTTCCATAAATCCCTATGGGGTAAAGACAATCCTCCCCTAGCTGCTTTAGGCTACTCTGCTGGTGTCTTCTCAGATATTGCGGAAATCACAGCATATGCCGAAAAAGCAATGTATGCAGACAAACAAAAATTTTATGATAATTTTCCTCAGATGAGGAGATAATAAATTGAATTGGTGACCGCTGGCTCTTTTAGAGCTGGTGGTCTTTTTATTTTTTGTAAAGGAGATGATTAATATAGCTATTAAATTGGCTACATCTATTACTTACACAGCAGATGGTTCTCAAACAAACTTCTCTGTTCCCTTTGATTATTTACGTCCATCCTTTGTCCATGTGTCTGTTAATGATGCAGAGGTTTCCGAGGGATTCACTATAAGTAATCGTATGGTTATGTTTGATTCTGCACCAGCTAAAGATGCTGTGGTGCATATCTATCGTAACACCCCTACCACTCGATTGGTGTCTTGGGCAGATGCAAGTATCCTGAAGGCTATAGATATGACGATTGCAGAGGTACAGCAGTTACACATCTTAGAGGAGGCAAACGATTGGTCTAAAACTCATTCTATTGTTTTTGATGAGGAAAGGGGTGTATGGCAAGGACGCAACTATCGTGTGTCTAATGTGTCTGACCCGACAGAAGCACAGGATGTTGTAACCAAGAATTACTTAGAGAACACCGAGGATTCCTTTGTTCAGCGCATGAACGCTATCAAGACACAGACTGAACAATTTGCTAACACAGCAGGTAACAGCAAAGATAGTGCCTATAAGAGTGCACAGTCCGCTAGTGTATCTGCTGCAAGTGCTGCTGAAAGCGCAAAGTTAGCCGAAGGCTACAAGAACATAGCTGAAACTGCTAAGAGTGATGCGTCCCTTTATGCTGCCAACGCTAAGACCTCTGCTGATAATGCAGGTGCTAGTAAAGAAGCAGCTCAATCTGCTGCTACTACTGCTAGTAACTTTGCGTCTGCTGCAAGAAACAGTGCGAATGAAGCACAGACCTACAGGAACAATGCAAAAACCTACATGGACAATGCTAAAAATTATAGTGAAAATGTTAATGTATTTATTCCTAGTGTGTCCTCTGCTGGTGTGT